AGAATCGGTGCTTCATATTCAGCGTCAGGAACCAATATCCAAGCTACATCTTTTGGTGGCGTAGGTGGTGCTGGAACCTATGATATTAATACTCCAGGTCAAGCATTTAGTTTCTCAGAATCTATTAATGCTGCCGATACTCCTGTAACAACTCAAACCGTTACCAATGGTGTTATCGGAACTCCAAATCTTTATGGAGATAGTGTAACTCAAGTTGGTGGTGAGAAAGGGACCCTTGCGGGAACCTTATCTCCAACTGGTGTTCCTACTGTTACTGCTGGTGGTGCAGGGACAAGTGCTACTGCTCAAAGATCAATTGAGCTAAGCGTATTCAAATGAGACATATCCTAGCAGGTTTGTTCCTGCTAGGGTTCTGTTCTCCCGCCCTAGCAGAAAGTGTTGTGCCTAATTTTACTAGGGGCACAATCAATGCGACTACAGAATCTACTACAAAAATTGTAGAAGCAATTCGCCAAGTTGAATATACAACTGGAGAATCTTATACTGTAACTGGAACGAACATCAACATTCCTAGCAATCCTCAAAAGGGATCTAGTTATTCGATTATGACACAAGGTGCTCCATTTCAGTTCAGCGAAACTTACCTCGGACCTGGAGTGGCAAAGGAAACATGGATAGATCGCACCACAGAAACTCAATCAAACACTACATCAATCTCTGTATTTACTCAATAATAATTGGTTTATTAACTGCTTCAAGTAAAGCACAACAAGCACCAAGTAATACTAATATTGCTGGACCATCAGCATCTGCTACTGGTAATGTAACCAACCAGGCAGTTCAGGTTCTTCAGGGTCCATATGCAATGAATACTTATGGTGGAGGAGTAAGTTGTCAAGGAGCAACATTTTCATTTGCACCTTTTGTAATTGGTAATGGAAATGGAAGTCAAGACCCAGAACAATTTAGTTCATACTCTGGAAATGCTGGAGTATCAATGGGATTTAATGTTCCTCTGGATGGTTCATTACAAGAACTATGTAAATCAAGAGTCAGGGTCGAAATTTCAAGACAACAGGCAGAAGCAGACAAAGCACGACTTGATTTTGAACTTGTAAGATTATTAAAGTGCGGTGAAGCAAAGAAATCAGGTATTGATTTCTTCCCAGCAAGTCCTTACTATAAAGTTTGTGCAGATATTAACGTAGTAGTTCCGCAACAAACTCCTACGTATAACGATGATTTAATTGATATGTACAAACAAATGTCGCAGAAAATAAATGGAACCAATCAACCTAATTGATACCAATCAAGTAAGGATGATCGGAAATAATCCGATTAATGTTCCTAATACGAGCATTAATCGGATTTCTGGTCCATCTGTAATTCCAACTGTAGATAGACCAATTCTTCAACAAATAAATGCTCCAGTTGTTCGTGGTCTTGAAGTTCCTGTTATAGATGCACCAAATACAACTATACAATATCCAGTTGTAAAAGTTCCGACACAAGCAGAATTTGATTCTGCTGTAAAAAATAATCAAAAACAGCAGGAACAACAACCTGCAGAAAAATCAAGAGGATTACCAGATCCAACCCCTGCCCCTCAACTGCCTCCATCTGTTCAAACCCCTGATATTCAAACTCCTATTATTGAAACCCCTAAACAGATTGCGGAAGTTCCTGCAGATTTACCCAAACCTACATTTACGGTAAATGGAATCGATATTAATTTACCTGATCCTTCTCTTGTTGCTACGGCTGGTGCTGTCGCAGTAGTCACTACTGCTGCTACGATAGCATCAACAACTGTTCTGAATGCTCTGAAGAATGCAGCAGAACCAATGATTAAAGAAGCAACAAAGAATAAGTTTAAGATTAAAATCAAACAAGTTAAACCAGTTCTACATTATGTTTTAGCAGAAGGTGGTCACGTAGATGTTTTTGAATACTCTGCTGAAGGAACTCGTTTGGTCGAACAAGTAACTAATGTAGAACAATATATCCGTGACCAAGTTGAAATCAATGCTCTCTACGAAATTGATAATAAAATTATTATCGATGATGTGATTAAAGATAAATTCACAAAAGAAGGCAAAGAAAGATTTAAACCTCTCTTTGCCCCCGCTAAGAAAATTGCTAAAAAACTATCTGCTAAGTTCTCAATCTGAAGTAAATTTAGAAATAATCCACACAACAATTATTGCTGGTAATTGAACTAAAACGTTATAAAGAATTTCTAGAAAGATATTATCCTTCTCTTCTTTACGCCTATCCTTTGCTGGTGTCTGAGACATTGTGTAACACCTTGAACAAATCTTTACTATTTAATAAAAAATATCAAATTGTAACGATTTTTTACGTCCTCTTCGTGCGGGTCTCCTAACAAAACGAATCACTTCTGGTGGTTGTCGCTTAGGAATAGGTCTTCTATTCTCAAGCATTATTCCGTCGTGAGTTAGAAGTCTTGCTAAAATTAAAAACTGTAAAACTATTCTTTTCATTTTTTCTTTAACTTAAAAGCAGCATCGCCAAGAAATGATCCAACTGCAAGAATAAGAACCTTAGCATAAGCATCACGACTTGCACTCTCTAGTTCAACTTGACCCTCTGTTCTAATCGCAACAGACTCAACAGCAGAAATCATCAAAGCAGACCAAATAATTAAAAATAATCTAACAATATTGAAATATATCACTTCTTTCTTTTTTCTATCAGTTCATTAAAATCTTTCTTCTTTGTGCCACCATCATATTCCCAAGCATATCCTTCAGCAACCATTTGATTGTTGATAGATGTTACTTCTCCATTGATATACAGATGACCGATGATGCGACCATACTTCTCGGTGCTATCAGGTAGTTCTGTTTTGATGAGAATATCTTTAGCACCTTCTAATCTGTGCTTGAGCCAGTCTTTAACTTCGAGACCAAGTTTCTTTTCATACGCATCAGTTGTCCTGCTCTCTGGGGTATCGATACCAGCAAGACGAATTCGCTTAGTAAGGGAGATATCAAAACCCAAATCAATATCAGCGTCAATAGTGTCACCATCTACAACCTTGTGAATTTGACGTATTCTATAGATATAGGGATCTTTATTGTCCATTAGAATGGTAATTTGAACTTCTCAGTATTTAGTTTAGGAATGGGTAGTTTTTCAAATGCTTTATTAACTTGCTTTTCTACAACAGCACCAACAAAGGCTTCTGGATTGTCTAGAATCTTTTGTGCTTTTTGATAGGTAATATAAGCACCCACACCAATCGCAGCACTAATGCCCAGACTTGTGATTGATAGAATTAGACTCAGATGTTTCATTTTTCATCTCCTCGTGTGCTAACTTTAATATGTAGTAAATGATATATGCAGTAAAGATAAGACCCGACCCTAATATTATTACAACTCCCCAAGGAAACTCAGACATTAATACTTACCTTCAGTGCAATACTCAACTTTTTTGTTTGGATGGTATGGATACTTTCCTTCCTGTGGTTTCATAAATCCACAACCAATTAACCAATCCATAGTCATGGGAGTTGGACGAATTTGATCCCACAGAGGACCTTGAGCACACATTTCCAACTTCTCTGCGGTTACATTAGATTGTTCTTCTGCCCAGTTCGCATCTGCCTCCCAAGGAACAGCACGACTTTGCATCATTGATTCATATGTAAGTCTAGTTGATTTCATTACCCATGCAGGTATTTCACTGTCCTGATGAACTTGTGCCATAAATGAAGTTTTTAATCCACCACCCATACAGTCTTGAACAGTGTGCCAACCTTCATGCCTCAAAGTTCCTAAAAATTCTCTTGGATCTTTAACAAGAGTTTCATTAATAAAGAAACGATTATAGTTTGGTTTATATAAACCTACTGTTCTTGGAGTAAAATATCTCTCTGGTGCAACATAAACTGGGACCTCAAGTTTATTCAGAGCAGTTACAATTTTTACTATTTCTTCTCTAAATGGATCGAAGTCCTGACTTTTTAAAAACTCCGATTCTGCTGATAATTTTTCAAGACCTTCTGTACATTCTAAAAGAATCATACAACCCATTGCCTCTAAACTGTAAGGTCTTACTGTAGGTTGTTTTGGTTCGAGTGATGCAGAAATTGCTGGAAGAGTTAAGACTAATGATAAACCGATTGCTGTGATGAATTTTTTCATTCATTCCACCATCCTTCTTGTTTATGTATCCAGACTTTCAAATCCTTCACATAATTTCTCAACATCTGGGCCTGTTCTTCATGCCAAAAATCACCCGTCTCCATAAAAAGACGGGTGTGATTATCTATAGCTTTGAGTATTTGGTGGATGGGAGCATTCCAACACTCTCTCTTTGGAGTGTTCCATTCTCTTGGCATTGGTATGTAAATGTGTAAATTTTATTTTCACCTAAAAAATCAATTTGACATAAATCAGGTCCAACTATCATGTGTCCAACAATAGTCAAAGTCACAAACTCGATCATTTTTTCTTGCCGCCATTCTTTGCTTTTTTAGCATTAGCATTACCAGAGTTCTGCTTTTTATTATTGGCAGAATTCGATCCACCTTTTTTAGATTTATTTGCGGACTTTGCCATTATGATCCTCCTGTGCGGGGCTGTACTTGACCTTCTAATAATTCAACTCTTTCTTCAAGAGTTGGTTCTACAGCAACATCTTCTGATGCTGGTGGTTCTGGAGTTGGTTCTACTACAACTTCTCTACGTGGTTCTTCTTTTTTTTCGTCTTCATCATCTCCACCTTTCTTCATGGTATTAATTCCAAAGGTTGCGGCAGAGGCAGTAAAGACG